CATAATTACACCCCCTGTCTTTCTTCCATTATACACCACTCAGCACGCTTTTGTCAAGACTTCCCTGCCCTTTTCCCACCGTTCAATTTCTAATTAATATTATGCGTAATTAGGGGGAGTTCTTTTCCTTTACTCTATTGCTCTTCTATCATACCACGCCTAACGCTCTCCGTCAAGCTTTTTAAGGATTAAATCAAGCTTTTCGGTTATGAGGTCTATTTTTTTCTTACGGCGGGTTACTTTTTTCAGCACATAATACCGCTTTCTTTTGTAATACGTGTAGAAGTCACAATCATAAATGCGCTTAAAGTCTGCGTTTTTATGGCATAATCGGCAACGGCTTACCGGAACGGACAGCTTCAGCCAGTCCGGAGCGTATTCTTTATTTGTTTCCCACGGGCATTTAAAGCCCGTGCAGGAAGCACAGCAACACAAGGCACAGCTTGTCGGCTCTTTGGTGCTTCTGCCGTCGTCATAATTCTGTTCGTGGTTTTGGCGGATTGCTTTCCGCTCTGATGTGGGCTTCTTCGTACTCATATACGCCTGTTTCTTCATCTGTAATATTTTTAAATTGTTTAATCAATTCCTTTTGGTGCTGTTTTAAATAAGTTTCACGTTTCTTTAATCCGGTAAGGAAGTAATCTAATCCCATGCACTTTATGTATGTGTCAATGCTGTTTCCCGCCTGTTTAAATATGTATTTTTCAACTCTCATTAAATTGTATTCTATGTCTTTTTTGGTGTAAAGCGAAATTTTTTCTACAGAGTTTACGAAATTCTTCCACCACGCTTCGGTGTCCCACCGTCTGATATTGCTGTCGGTTTTATTCGGCTTGACATAACGCAGATAATTATTAAGAACACCGCCGAATACTGCTCCTATTGGTTGGTTTTGTAATATAAAGTTAAGGGCGCGTTCTCTCCGAAGCTGAAGCTCACACCTTATCCAATGCTTGTCCGGTATTTTTCTTTCAGCGGCTTTATCATAGAAGCGGATAAGAATTTCAGATTGTTTAGAGCCGATGTAAACGCTTGTCCCTTTGCTTGAATATTCCACGCTCCATGATTTAGCACGCGCTGAATACCACCCTTTACGGGTGCTTTTGGCTATTTTTTGTATATATAAAAGTCCGGTGTGGTCGTCATACGCCACATCAAGTCTTGTAATATTGTACTTTTTTCCGTCTGATGTGAACAGGTCAAATAATACTTGCCATTCTCCATAACCGAATGTTTCAAAATTTCTGCACCCTTGACCGGACATTTCGAGATTTACGCCCATTTCTTCCGTCCCGTCAAAATGAACGCTTATGCCGTCATAGAAATACCGGCTTTTGTAACCGTGAAAGCCTTTCATTACTTCAAACTGCATGGGATTTAATCCGAGAAACTTAATTATATCTTCAGGACTGTCAACGTGTGATGTTACCGAAAGCCAGTCATAAAGTATAAGGTTTTCTGTAGAATCTTCCCCTTTAAAGCCGATTATGCTTTTATCTTTCATAATTTGCTTTTACTCCTTTATTAGTGCGGAATTATAGGTTTTTGCCTGTACGTTCTGCCCCCCTGTTAGCTATGGGGGGCTTCCCCGCTGAAGCGGGGATTTTTAGCTAACACTGTTAATTAATTTTGCCTTAAAGGAAACGCCACGCCTTAGCGTGGTGTCTTTCTGATTGCGGTCATAGGTTTTTCCCTGCGGGGGATTTGCCGACTGCGGTCGGGAGTTGCTGAATAAGGCGAAGTTTGTTGAGGTTTTAACGGTTTCGGAAGTCGGCGGACAGGTTTCTGCTCCTCAGAGCGGCAGTAACCGAGTGAACCGTCGGCACTTATTGCAAACTCTTTCACGGCTTCCAGTCGCACAGGTCTTTTAAATCCGGTTCTTGGCGCACACGGTTCACAGCCAATACGCCCTGCGGGGCGTTTGCTACGTCTTTTTTTGACATGGTTTTTTACTCCTTTTTGTATCTCATATTTTTTAAGCTCACGCGCTCATCAGCCGGATTGCCGGCATGTTTTGAGATACATTTTTTAATGATTATGCAGTCGTTTTCATAGTAAAAGCTGAACTCGTCCCCTGCTTCAAGCTCCCAAGCCTGCCGGAAGCGGATTGGTATGTTTATTCGTCCCTTGCTGTCAAGATTCCGGCTGTAATGAGTGGTTTTCATTTTAAATCTGCGACCTTATTATTTTCAAAGTCATATTAGCACCGTAATATGCAAACATAGCATGAAGCCATACAATACCAATCGAAGCAAGCTCTTTAAAAGGCACATAATAAGCAACATATGCCATCATTTCCTTAAATCCGTCCGGGATATGTTCAGCTAAATCTGTAAACGGAGTAGGCGGAAAATTTAAAAGCACCGTTATAAATGCCGCTACAAAAAGACCGCTTTTTACCATGCCTATTAAAGCACTCATTTTCAACCCCCCCTACACTGACGGCAAAGCCAATTTTGCTGTTAATCTTATTAAACCTATTGAAAACAACACTATTATCCCGTACCTTAAAAACATCCGAACAACATCTTGGTCTCTTTCATTTCTGAATATTGTAGGGTTTACTACAAATTTTTTGTTAATGTCGATTCCGAGTAATTCGTTTTTTATTACAAAATCGTAGCTAAATATAGGCGGCATTTCGTCTTCGTTATGTAATATTCCTATAAAATTAAGAAAATCGCTCCCGAGCGAGAAAGGAAACAGATGAGAAAAAAACGGCATATCGCTTGCACTGAAAGGTATTTCTGTTACTCCCGGCATTGTCTTCTCAAGCTCCAACGTTCGTTCCAATTCTTTAACATCAATACCGTCAACAGTTGTAACCTCACCCTTTTCATTTATTCTGACTTCGGGGTTCTCTGATACAAGTCCTTTGTTTATAAAATCGTTGAGTAACCCTGTAATCGGCGGCAACGGTATGAATACATCTTTGTTATCTTGATATTCCTGCGGGTTCGTGACCGGCTGAGCCAAAACATCATCAATTGTCGTGCCGTCAAGCTTGGTGTCGGCTATTATAAATCTTAGTGCATTATTCAAAACATCTATTAAATCAGCGAGCTGTCCGCTTGGGTTTATTACGTCCTGCCAGTTTACAAGTTCGCCTGTGCGTATGTTTATAAATGTTTCCGGAAGTCCTATATATCTTGAATTTATTATTTTTTCTTCCGGTATATCGTAATTCATACTACCGTCCGTATTTATTGTCAATTGCAATTTAAAGTATTCTTCAATAACGGTTCCATTCCCGGGTCCTGTTAGATTTAACCTATACGCATATATCTTTCTTCATTACAATATTGTAACCCTCTGCGACCGCAACCCCTAAAATCTCACCCATTTCCGCATAATGCTCTATTTGCTGTTTCAGCCCGTAAAAAATATGCGGCATTGCTTCTACTACATCGCCCATTGTTTCGGTCAATTCCATATTGGCAACAAATCCGTCATTGAAGCCTACAAAGCCCGATGTTACAGCTTCATCTATTACGTCCCCCGAATATCCCATGGAGTTTAAATAGGCAGCTGCTTCCATGCCGAGCCATGCAAGCAATATTTCAAACGCTTCTGCACCGAGTACCGGCAATACACCCGCCGCCGCCGAGCTTGAAGTTACAAACGAAAAAAAAGCGGTAAAGGCGATTATTACCGCGAGTATCAGCAGGGCTATTCTTTTAATTATCGGGTCACTCATCGGAATCCTTTCCGGTTCTTGTAACCGTTCCCCGCGCCCGCGCTCCGCTTGCGGGCGGCGGGGAATCGGAACAAAAGAACGCTGTTATTTTATTTTTTTACCTTTTATGCTTGCGTAAAAATTAACTGTTGTCGGTTCGGAAGCGATTTTTTCAACAAAACCGTGCCTTGACATGCGCGCCACCAAAGCGTAGCTGTCGTATAAATCCCTGAGCCTGTCGCTCTGTACAAAGCAGTCCTTACGCTTTTTTCTCATTTTAAGCTTTGCTTTCGGGGTGGGATTATCTACGTATTGGTTGTAATCATCAGCGAAGAACCACTTCAAACGTGTATATCTTCCCAAAAAAGTAAAGCAGTCAATCACAAAGAAGCATTGTTCCCGAAGCGGTTTAGCTACTCTTGTAAAGACTTGTGATGTAGCAAGAATCACTATTTTCTGTTTTCTCTGCATGGTAACAAGTTGCAGGAGCGTTTCAGGAAAATCCTTTGATGTGGCACAGGAAAATTCGTTCTGTATTTCGTCTATAACAAAAATAGTACCTTTTTCACCGTTGTAAAGCGATTTGTCAAGTAAATCATTCAAGCTTTTGAGTGGCGCGGTTTCATATTCATACTGCATGTTGCTGTATATTTTCGCGTTTGGGTATTGCTTGCGGTATCTTTCGAGGGTGTAAACAAGTCCCATAGTCTTCCCTGCTCCCTGCTTCCCGCAGAACATATATAACCCGTAGGGACGGAATTTTTCTTTATTATAGCTTCTGATGTCCCTGTACCACCAGAAAAAACATTCCGGCAGACACAGTATAAAGCTTCTTGCAAGCCATAAAACAACCATTCCGATAAGGATAATGTACTGATTCATTCTTTTTCCTTTAAAATTAACGGCGGTCAGTTCTACCTAACCGCCTTTAATTCAGACGTATTTTACAAAAATGTAAAGATGACGCGCTTAACAACGCTGATTCCGATAAACACGCCCATAATCCCGATACCTATCGGAACGACGACATCCATTGCGGAGTTGACCGCTTCGGTAATCGGTCCTAATATAGCGGCTGTGAATTCAAACGGCTGTATTCCACCTGTCGGCATTTCTTTCAGCTCCTTTCTTTAAAAAAATCTCAGGATTAACCTGTATATAATGTAGCATACTATTCCCGCCACCGCGATTCCCGCGGCGAACAGCAAAACCGCTACTATTATATCAATGCGGTCAAGGAGCGTTTCTACAAGCTCCCTGTCTGTTAAGAAAGAATATCGGTATGCTTCCGGCTCAAACATTTTCTTCCGCGCTTTCTTTCGCGCATACCTCTTTTTCCGTTTTCTTCTTTTTCTTTCGTTTCTTGTAATCAAGCATGTAATCACAGGTTTTGCACATCTTGCAGTTTCCTGCGCCGGTTTTCTTCAATTGCAATTTTATGCCGATAAATGCCGCTATGAAGCCCGTTAGTATGTATAAGGCGATTTCTACGATTTCCATTTTTTCGGTTTCCTTTCTTATGCCGCCGCTTCTATACGGTTAATCCTACGATTTTGCCTTTTGTGTTGAAATCAAGCTCTACTTCCGCGCCGAAAATTTCTTTCAATTCATTAAACGTCACGCCTAAGCTGTCAAAAATATGACGCTGAATGAACTGGCTTCCCGAAGCTCGTCCGAATGTGTCCGGGTCTAAGTGGTTGAAGTGGAGTGTTACGCCGTCAATCGGTTTTCCGTCCCTGGCGGCAAAATTCATGTCACGCGCTTCTGTTACTATTACTTTCACTGGCTTGTCCTCCTTTCTGTCAAGATTTTTATGTAAAAAGGCTTGAAGCCTTAAATAATTTCTAAACTTATTAAAGTTTCTAAAACCCCTTTGAATATTGCAAAAGCGTAAATTGCCACAATTAAGCCTGTAATCATACCTCTTATAAATAAATCAAATGTTTCTAAAACGCCTTTTACAAAATCTTTTCCTATACCCCGCCAAAAATTTTTTGTTTTTTTATCTTTTTTCATGCTTTAATCCTTTCCTTTCGAGTCGGATTTATTAAAATTTTCTACTTGATGTAAATATCTCATCTCTGCTTCTTTTAAATCTTTACTATGGTATATTTCATTTATTGCATATTTGATTCTTTCCGCGTCTAAATCATTTGTGGTTGCTATTCTTAAATTAAAATAATGTTTCATACCTTTTTCCTTTCTGCTCCCCCGCTCCGACCCCCAAAGTCTGGGCGGGGTTTTCGCCGTTAAGTATATTATACACATATTTGTTGTAGTTGTAAATTATCATTTACAACAAATATGTGTATATAATTTTGTTTATTATTGACTAATTTATATAAAATGGTATAATTAATTAGAAAGGAGAGTGTTTACAAGTGCATGATTTGCCTAACAATTTAAAAAAATTAAGAATTCAAAATAAAATGACACAACAAAATGTTGCTGAGTATTTAAAACTCACTCAGCAAGGTTACAGTCGTTTTGAAACAGGAACGTGTGAACCCGATATAGACACTCTTATAAAATTGTCTGAACTTTTTAATACTCCGATTGATATACTTGTCGGTAATTATATTAAATCTCCAAAGCACAGCACGAATAAAACCGCTTGCGGTTAAATACATCTTAGGAGTGACATCATGGACGGTTATCCTATTATTATCCCTGCCGGTTTAATCATTACTTTACTTTTATACCTTATCCAATCAATTTTAAGTAGGAGAAATATAGGTTATAAGGTTATTAATAAAAGATATAGAAATCGGAAATATCATCAAAAAAGAGTAAAATTTTACTTTGAAGAAGTTCAAGAACAAAAGGCTAAACAAAATAAACATAAATAAAGCAGAGGTCTAACCCTCTGCTTTATCAAAAAGATTAAGGAAGCGACAGATTAAGGAGCGGCATGAATGTTAGAATCTCTTTTTGAATTTTTGAGCGAAAACCCTTACATTTTAATTATTATTTTGATAAATCTAATTATTTGGCTTGTTTCATCGGTTACATCTTCAAAAAACAAACGCGCCAAACATATTAATTACGAGTATTCATATAAAAACCGCAGACTTATTCCTGTTGAAGTTAATCCCGAAAACGAAAAACAAAAATATTATCTTAATTATGAACACCGTGATTTTTTTCAAGCATACGGAAATTTAAACGACAACGATAAAAGAAGCATTAGGGACTATTTATGGAAAGCTTCCGGCAATTTCCCCGCTGTTGAATTTGAAAAGACTTTTAGAGTACATAATCCTACATATTTCAATAAAGACACTTCCGGAATAACTTATTTTTTAGATAGAGAACATCTTTGCATAGCTTTTGCAATTAGTAAAACACCTCTTGACACAACAGAGTTTTTTATAAATAAAATGAAAAGCCTTGCTCTTCTTGAAAAAAATTATAATATCGAAAAAGTTAAAATTTTATCTGAAACAAAAGAAAAAGCAGAGGTTTAACCTCTGCTTTTTGTAATTCAATTTTTTTAAGCTCCGCTCTGATTAGCGCGCCGGTGCGTTGGTTTTGAGATACATTTTACCTAATTATTTAAGCTCTCCTATTATTTTTTCTACGTAAGCTACATCTTCAGCCGCCATTACAGCTTTCTTTTTGTTAATCAATTTATCTAACCCTTTTGTATCTATTCCGTCTTTTTCGTTTTCTGCTTTAAGCATTAACAAATCGTAAAGCTCAGATTTTTGCATTGTGCTTATTTCTGCGTTTGATGACATACTCACACCCCCTGCTTTTTGTGATTCAATTGTTTTTAAGCTCCGCTCTGATGAGCGCGACCGTGCGTTGTTTTTGAGATATAAAAACCGACTTATTCTTTATCCTGTTTTTCTTCTTTTTTGCTTTTGTCTGTTTTGGCTTCGTTCAAAACAGTAGTAACAATTGTTTCTATTCCCTCAAGATTCTTTTCTTTTACAAGGACATCTAAGGCTGTAAATAAGCCCATAATTTCAATTCGGTTCATAATTAACCCCCCTGTCTTTCTTCCATTATACACCACTCAGCACGCTTTTGTCAAGACTTCCCTGCCCTTTTCCCACCGTTCAATTTCTAATTAATATTATGCGTAATTAGGGGGAGTTCT